TGGAGAAGTTAAAAACACTCGAATCACCCCAGTGACGCCAGTTCAACTCTTTGACGCCGTATTCTCGGAGCATGTAGTTATTCCAGTAATCCATTTTATCAACCATCAGGTAGGTGAAGTCCTCAATACTGATTCGTGTTTTCAAAAATACGAGTTCATCCAGCACGTCAAACGTCACGGCGTTGCCGACGATCCGTTTGGTGAAAATATGCGCTGAGTGGTTAACGTCGCCAGGGTCCCAAGCGGATATGAAATCCGTGGTGTTCTCCCACGGCACCAGCATTTCCCACTCGTCTTTATTTGGAGAAGTGGTTTCACCGACGATGTGAAGATTCAAAATCAGGACATCAACGAATTGGGAATTTGCTGTGCTCGCAGTCCACAAGCCGCGCACATAACGATCGTAAAGGTCTTTGTTGTATGCGTACGACGCTCGAAGGTCAGCGGCTTCCCGCGGATCGAGTGCTGGGTTGTCTGAGATTTCAAAATGGATCGAATGCAACTCGTCCCGGAATTGTTTTTGATCATCGTTCTCTGGCGGAAGAAACTTTTCCGATAGCCAGAGCTTCCACACCCAAGAGCCTTCACCTTCCTCTGCCGGATTGCAGTCGGCTAAGAACTGATGTTCTTCATATTTTAGATGAAGGCAACGCATCTGGACTTTGGTGGCATCGAAAACTATGCGGCTGGTGAAGTTGGTAATTTCTGGAAAGTAAACCATTGAGAAGCGAGTCCCTTTTAGTTTGCGCTCTGCGTCAACATCGTCCTCGCAATTCAGGAGGGAGCAACGCGAGGTTGTACCTCTGGAATTCTTGACGATAAAATATGCGACTTTCGTACTTCCGTCAGTGGTATGCGGTCCAGGTTTAACCCAGCGCGGCTCTCCCTTATTGTCTAAGCCGCCGAAGTAACCGTTTTGGAACCACTGAATCATCGTCTGACATAGTTCCTCATACACCCCGCTGTTTTTGGCCGACTTCACGGTGCGGACCATCATTGCGACTTCGGCTCTGTCGGTTTCCCAGAGGTGGCGCGCTACTTTGTGGAGCGCGGCGACTGTTTTGCCCGACATCTTGCAGCCTTCAAGCAAAAGGTATCTGTGGTAATCGTTGAAGCATTCAAGTTGGCGTGGTTGGAGTGGAGGCACCCAGTAGGTTTGGGTGCTCATGGTCGGCTTTGCGGAATAGGTTGCATGTCAAGTGCGGAAGGCATACCGTCGAAAGTAGCGCACAATTTCTATGAATACACTGACTTTCTCAAAAGCGGACTTTCCCGAAGCAGGCGAGTGCAAAGTTGGGCAGGAGGAAACCTTGATGGTGACGATTGTTCCGACCGCCATAGAGGGCGACGAGGTGACAGCCGATGTCACAGGCGTAGAGTACGCGGAAGCGCCAGAAGAAGAAGTCCCCGCCTCGAAGCCCGCCAAATCCCCCGTCGCATCAATCGGCGTGCCGATGCGCGGCAAGACGTATGCCTAACGTTGACGACGAATTTAACGAGATCGATAAGCTTCGGCGAATTTCCGACGAGGATTTTGCATCTGGCCGACACAGCATGGCTCCGTGTTCTCATTACGTTGCCGAGGGAGTATTGTGCCGGAATCCTGTTCGATACTCGATGACCGTCGTGTGCTCTATCCCCGGCGAGGATTATCTGGACACCGAATATTTCTGCGAAGCTCACAAACCCGAAGACGTATGATTGAGATTTCAGAAGAGCAAGAGGCGGCAATTCAGGAGATCAAGAAAAAATTGTCTAGCCATCACAGAAATGCGGCTGGAGAAGCCTTGCTCGATAGTTTAAAGCTCGGTGGTATCGCTGTGGAAAAAAGAGCCCCCAACTACCGTTACATTGCGAGTTGGAAACTTCATCAAAAGTCGGGAACATGGCTCGCGAGAGTTTACGTTGCGATCGAAGTGGCGAGGGCAACGTGTACCGCACTAACATCCGATACCGTTTCAGATACTGATTAAGTGCCCACTCCCGCTCAACTCGAAAAGGCCGGTCTCACCCCAAAAAAGCTCAAGGCACTTTTCACGGCTGAACAGCCCTCGCAGAAAATCAAGGATCTGACCGAGCGCATTTCGTCGCGCGTAAAAGACGGCGTGACGCGTTCGATGCGCGAGGCGCGATTGTGGTGGGCGATTGACCGCGCGTATGATGTTCCCTTCCGGCAGACAGCCGCGACGTTGGTTGAAGGGTTGATGAGCAAAAAGCTCGGCGGGCAGGAGCCAGTTGAGATTGCCAAGAGCTGGGGCTTGACGCATTTGCTCGTTCCGCAGTTGGATAAATTCGGCAAGCCTTGCTGTGACCGGGTTACTGGGCAGGCGCAGATGACTTTGCACCTGCCGACTTTCACGCAGATTTTCATTCCGCTGGTTTTGTCCTATTCGAAGATTCGTCACGCCAAACTGTTTTCCGACATCGACCAGACGCCGCTCTACAAATACGAGCCGCTGAAGCTCACGTCAAAGAACCGGATGAAGTGCGAAATCATCACCGACCGCGTTGACGTGATGACGACGCAGATGGGTTATCGCATGGCAGAACGGGATTCGATTTTTCACATGCTCCAGTACGGGATCGCGCTCAACTTCCCGATGGAGAAATGGTACGTCGAGGAACAGTTGGACGCAGAGGACAAACCGGAGATCGTGAAGGAAGGCATCCGCTGGGCGATCCCGCATCCATCCAAGATGTATTACGACTTGGCCCATCGCACCTCGACGCTCAACACCGATACAGGTTGCGAGTACGCCGGGTATTGGGACGTGATGCGCTGGCGCGACGTGCGGACGAACAAGAACTATTTCAACACGGACAAGGTTTCTTATGGTCCTTCGGATTGGATCAACAATTACTGGAACCCCTATAATACGCTTTACCCGTGTCAGATGTCTTTTCCAAGTGTGGCATCACCTGGGAGCGGTGATTTGGACAGGCAAAAGCAGGTGTCGCTATATTCAACTGCGGACGATGACAAGGCAACAATCGTAGCGCCACATTTCGAGAAGCTGATTCCGAGCGATTGGGGTTTGGGCGATTACGATTATCCGATGTGGTTTCGCTTTGTGATGGGCCACACGGACACGGTGATATTTGCTGAGCCGCTGTGTTACCGGCCAACGTCGTACTACGGTTACGATGCCGACACCAACCGTTCGCTCAATGCTAGCTTGGCTTTAGAGCTTTTGCCGTGGCAGGACATGCTTGGGAATTACCTCAGCCAGTTGCTCTACTCGATCAAGAAAAACCTCGCCAGTGTCACGTTTTACAACACGGAGATGATCAGCGAGGACGACATTCGCCGGATCGATTCTCCCGATGAAGCTGTTTATCGCGGCTTGATGTTCATTGGCCGGTCGAAGCGCGAATTGAGCTGGCAGCAGAATTCCACCGATGAAGCGTTCAGCAATGTCTCCTTTCCTAAGCACAACATTCAGGAGATCACGCTTGGGATTACGACGATGCTTTCGTTGATGGAGAGGATGCTTGGGTTTTCGGCTCAGGAAGTGGGTCAACCTGCGGTGCATGAGCAGTCGGCGACTGAAATAACCACGATTCACGGCAACTCGACCGTAAGACTGGATCATACACGATCATTTGCGGAAGATGGGATGAATGCCCGCAAGCGCACACTTTACGACGCGATGATGGCATATAGCGACGATGACATCTTCGCGCAGATAGGCGAGATAAATGAACAGACTCGGAAAGATTTGGCCGCGCTGGGTTTCGAGGTTGAGGACGAGGAAGTGCCGGGACGCACCAAAGCCGGAGTTCGCGGCACCAAGAAGTCGCTCGACATCGACGGGTTTACTTCCAACCGCGAAGGCGGCAAGCGAATCAACAACGTCCAGATTGCCGCAGCGATGATCAAAATGTTCGAGACGATTCTTGCACAACCGTTGCTGGTGCAAGCGATGGGTTTGCCGCAGATCGCGGATATGCTCAATTTGGTGTTCGAGTATGCCGGGATGCCGCGCGAATACAAAATCACGGTCAAGGACGTTCCGCCCGGAGAGCAGCAAGGGCAGCAGGAAGATTTGCTCAAGCAATTGGCAGCGATTAGCCAGAAGGTTGCCCAGCAGGTTGTGAATGATTCGATGGGACAACTGGCTTCCACACTTAAAGAGAAGGTGATCGCCCCGATCGAGGAAGCGATTAAAACGACGCAGCAGGTGATGGCGCAGGAGGCGCAGAAGAATCAGGAGCAGGATGTTGCTTTGCAGAAGATCATGCAGATACTTCAGGTAGCTATGCAACCACCGCCAGGGATGATCCAAGGCCCTGGCGGTCCCCCGATGCCGCCGCAACTTCCACCGCAAGGAATGATTCCCAATGCTAACGCTCAGCCCCCAGCCTTTATCCCAGCCTGACCAGATCGCCGTTGCTGAATTTCTTTCTCATAAGGGAAAGATGATTATCGAGCGGGTTGTGCGCGGGCAGGTTGCCGCGTGCATCAACAAATCGGCGGACTTGGCGCTCAAAACGCCACTGAATGTTCTGGCTAAAGGCCCAGAACCGGACACGGCTCGACAACTCAACATTCAGGCGGCAAAGCTGACGATATTTTTGGATGTTCTTGCCGAGTTGAGCAGAGCAGAGCAGCAGTTCGAGATGGCGAAATTTGATGTTGAATGAAGCCTGAGTGGAATACGCCAGAAGGCGAACCTCCCGGCAAACCTGATTTCCTTCGGACGGCGAGCATGATTCTGTTTGCAATAATTCTCGTGGCAACGATTTGGTGGCTACTTAAACTAGGATATTGATATGGCTGAAGAAAAAGCGGTGCTAACTATCGACGGGCCAGTAAAGGCAGAACCTGAGAAGCCTAAACAGACCGAGGAGCAGAAGGTCAGCTTCGAGAAGGCGATGGAAGTGTTTGGGGAGATTTCTTCAGGACGAAAAAAGCCGAAAGAAAAAGTCGAGGAGTCGGCAAAAGAGGTCAAGGACGACAAAAAGACCGAGCAGGAACAGAAGCCAAAAAAAGATGAGAAGCAGGTCGATGAAAAGCCAAAAGAAGAATCGGAAGCTCACAAGCCGAAACCTAAAGCCAAGACGCAACCAAAGCCAGTACTTGATGAAGCTCGCCTCGCAGAGATTGCAGCGGATGCCGGGGGCCGTGCGGCTGGTGTCGCTATCGAACGCATCGAGAAAGAGAAGGCCAAGGCTGAAAAAGAGAAGCCCGAAGAATTTAAGCCGCCCAAAGACTACGTGCAGCAATATGAAGCATTCAAAGTGATGGCCAAGGCCAAACCCGACAAGTACGGCGGGTTGGTCGATGATTTCAAGAAGTTCGTCAAGGAAGAGGAAGATTACATCAAGCAATGGAAGCGCGATCACCCTGGAGAACCGTGGAATGGAGAAGCGGACGAACACAATGAGTTTTACCAAAAGGCGACTCCGACTTACGAGGATGCCGACTTACGCCGGGCCGAGATAAACCTTGAACTGGGCGAAACCAAAACGCAGATCCGCAAGGAAGTTCTTGATGAAGTTCAGCCCAAGCTCAAGGAGCTGGACGATCTCAAGCGCAACGAAACGCTACGCGAGCTTCAGCCGACCATTGCGAGTGCTGAGAAGTCGGCGATGGGGAGTATTTTGAAGGCAATCGATCCCGCTTATGAAAAATTCACCGAGCCATCCGAATTGGCTAAGCTCAAGGATGAAGATCCGATGGGTTTTGACATTGCCATCCAAGTTGCCAGTGACGCTCTGCCGTTTGTCTCCGAGGTTACCCGTCTTTGGAAATCCAAGGGAGCAGTCAAGGCTGAGGAGAACAATCCGCTGCATCGTTACATCCACGATTACGCCAGCAAGATGATGGATCTCATCTCGGCGCTACCTCCCGATGAACAGTTGCGCGACGGGAAGAAGTTTTCCACGTGGAACAATTTCAGCAAACTCAGCCCGGCAGAACAGGAAAAACACTGGACGATCACCGATCAGGATTTGATCGAGCGCAAGATGCTCGATGCCCAGGAAATCGCTCGCGAACGCTTCGTTAATGAGGATAAAAAACTCACCAGTTGGGCAAAACGTAAAGGAATGACCAACGGCAGTGTGAATAATTCAGCACCTAAACAACCCGAAGAAAAGAAGAAAGAGGAAGTGAAACCCGCACCAGCAAAGGAAAGCAACGGCAGTCCTTCCGTTGGCAGCAGAACGCAAGTTGGTTCTGGCGGGACGCCTGCGCCGAGCAGCAAGCCAGCATGGGTTGATCCGTTTGTCTCAATCTTCGATGGCCGTAAGCTTTGATCTGCACTGAGGAACGGCAATTGTGCCGATTCCCGTTGTTGATCAAAGTATGGCAAACGAATCCGGCCTCATTTCGGCAAACATCTTCGAGAAGTGTCTGCCCGCAATCTCCACCGACATCGCCCGCTGCGGCTCTGTCACTCTCTGTAACGTAGGAAAAGCTACCGGCGATACGCTCGCTGAGATTTTTTCCGACGACACCGGCCAGTGGCGCAACATGCTTTCCCTGCTCGTCTCGGACTTCGAGATCAAGAGCTGTGGGGCAAAGGTGAACGGTTTGTACGAGTTCATCATGGCTCGCAAGGTCAACATGAGCCACAAAATCAACACGCGAAAGCTTTCTGGTGGCGTGCTGGCTATCGAACCGTTCGTGATGGCCGCCCAAAAGACCATCATCAACAATGTTTACTTTACCGCGACTAACGGCCAGTCCAACGGCGGCAATTGGCAAATCGACGTGGTTTCCCAGACTGGCATTCCTTTGGATGTCCGCTGGTTCCCTCCAGGGTTGCGCGTGTTCATTAGCGGTAAGACTGGTGGCGGCACCAAGACTGAGACTGCGTGGAAGGTGATTAGCGCCAACGTGGTTTCCACGGTCATCCGCTTGGTGATGTCATCGGAAAACGCTGGCTCGTTCCTGGCCGACGCCAAAGTGACCAGTCCTACGAGTGGTGTTCTGCGACGCGGCACGGTCAACGTCAACGATTACGAGAAGTTCTGCGACCAGATCCCCGGCTTGAATCCCAACAAGGACGTTCCGTTCTTCGTTGAGACAACCCGTTACACGATGTGCTGGGATGAGTTGTACGAC